TTACCCACTACAACTGTGGTCCCGGCGTCCAAAATCTCGTCTGTCTGCGCCGCAACAATCTCGGCACCGGAACTGGAAGTTCCAACCTCGTAGCCAATATCACCAGATCCAATTACGGGGGCGGTCACACAGAAAATCTTGATGTTGGTAATGATGGTGTTCGCAGGCTGCGTAAACTCGCCAATAGCTGGGCTGTCACCCGCTGTAGTGTTGACAGTAACGCCAGTAGCAAAGCCAACGTGCTTAACGAATTTGTCAGTTACAATCCCTGTTGAGGCAACATCGAAAACCGTGGTTTCTGTGCCCGTTCCGGCGGCTACGTTGATTACTTCAAAGCCGTTCTCTGAGCGGACAGGACCGTTAAAAGTCGTATTAGCCATCGTTCTTTCTCCTTACGAGAGATATGCCCTAGAGTCTTCGTAAGCGTCTGCTGGGACAGTCGCTAGGGCTATGATTCCCAGAAATAAGTTGGGGGGAGGGTTACCCCTCCCCCTAGTCTTATGCGGCTCCGGGGGAGCCGAAGATGCCGCGTGGATCCGAGAACCCGAACGCATAGCGTTCGCGAGCCTTATACCTCACGTTACCCGTGTCGAAGTCGCCTTCCATAGAAGTCCGCACGGCTGTCCGGTTGAAACCTTTCATGCCGTTTGGCGCATCTGTGATAATGAAGAACGCATCCGTGTCGGTGAGGAAGTGGTTAACGGCGTAACCTTCAGGAAGCATTCCCATGTTCCTAATGGCATTTACGTCGTTATCCGCACTACCGGGCCGAAGGGTGGACTCAAGAAGACGATCCGCAGTGAACTGAAGTTCTTTTGGAATAATCAGTTTCATGCCGCGAACAGCTACTTTGAGACCGCGCTCATCCACAAAACTAGCAATATCGATCAAAGACTGCTCTAGGCTTGTCTCGTTAAGATCTGCCGCCGTGGAAAGCTCGTTACGGAAAGTATTGCCGTTTACAAGGGGATGATCCGTAGCACAAAGCTCCTTATCATCACCGCCCGTATACGTGCTGTCGAAAGCATTGTTAAGAACCGCAGCGGCCTTAACCTGCTTTGTCTGGCTCATACTACGAGCAAGGGCCTTCGTGTACCGGCCTGCAAGCCGATCATAAAGGTTATCCTCTATGGCTTCTTCCGTGATGGAGAACGCTAACGCAATTGTCTCCATCGTATAACGAGCCGTGTACGCTTCCTGCGCGTCATCGAAAGACACCGCAGTTCCTTCGGATTTAGTGGGAGCCGATCCGAAACCGGATAGCATCACCTCCTCCTCGAATGCACGATCCGAAGCCTCCATGGTGAAGATTTCTTCGTGCTCACGGTCGTACTGGTCGTACTCCATTCCGAACAGTGCGTTCAGGCCGGGTTCCAACTCTTTAACGAGTTGTGCTCTACTAATAGCCATTCCTAAACCCTCCTATACGCCAGTGGTTGAAGGAGTACCAGCGGCAATAGCACCATTGTTGCTATTGAAGTGGTTGTTCAACCGGACAATTGCACCAATACCCGCCGCCGAGAAGTCCTCGTTCAGCGCGTCCTCTACCCAACCCATGATTCTCATCTGGAGGGCAGCGGTGGTTGCAATTGTACTTATTGCCAACCGACCAAGGGAAAGACCAGTGGAGTCTGTTCCAGTGATGGCGGTTGAGAAGTTGGCGTTAGCAAAAACTGCGGCACGAGCCGTAGCCTTGCTGGTCCATGAAGCGTCCGTTGCGATGACGTATAACTGCATCGGATCATCATTTACATACGCCTTGACCGGGTGGTTGCTGTTCGCACCAGAACCGGGCCAGTAGTTACTCCACGTAGGTTTTCCAGTGGTACTCGAAACATACTCACAACCTTGAAAGACACCCAGCAAGCCTACCGTGCCACCCGCCGCAGCGCCAGGAGCGCCGATATAACCGGTAGACAGTGGAATCACGGGTTCCCCGTGAAAAAGCTTGTCGGTATTGCCGTTCGCGATTTCGTACATCGAGTAGTTGGACATACCTGTGGAGTTGGCCGCACCGCCTTGTTTACTCAGGGGGCGCAGACCAAAGCTTCCATTGGTATTAGCCATTTTTTTGCTCCTTAAAGCAAAGGGGGTAAAACAATAAGTCCTATGTTTTAGGACCTCCGAATGTAACACGCGACTGGCGTTCAGGTTTCTGAATCGCCATCGAATGATGCTGGGTCTCTTTCATAAGATCGTTGTCTACAGCCTGCATCGCATCATCACTCATTTGATTGAAATACGAATTACGCTCTTCGACAATCTCCAATGGAATACGAGCCAGCAACAAGCCGCCCACGCCAAATACTCCTTCGTATTTGCCAGTCTCCAATGTAGGTGCTTCAAAATCCGGATACTCTTCTTTCCGTACCAACTCCCACCCTTCTCTCAGACGGGCAGATATGTTTTTACGGTCATCAAAGCCTCGAACTTCGGAGCGAATCCACCGGTGGACATAGCCTTCTGGCGGGTCGGGTGCATCCAATAAGGATGGGGGTCTCCAAGGTTGCCTGCGGGGTTTGGCCGCTCGGGTCTTAGAGGCGCGAGGAGCCCGATCAATTTCTTCTTCAGACATCACATTCTCCTAGCGTTTGTGTTTCGCGTACTGATCCAGAGGAACCCCAAGCTTTTTTGCAATAGCAACTTCACTTGAAGATAGTCTGACTGTTTTGCGCCCGGAAGATCCAGAGCGAGTGGCAGAAGCTACGGACTGTTGTGGTCGGCGGCTAGCTGTAGTCGAAGAGTTCCCATTAAATTTATGCGGGAACGCTTCTCGCATTCTTGCGTCTACCTCATCGTAATACTCTGTAGAGTCTGTGTCAAAGCCTTCTTCCTCTACAAGTTTCTTGTGGATTCCAAAGGCTGCGAAGGTCATGGCTTCGTCTTCGCCGAACCAGTCATTCCGGTTAGCCCACGCAACGGCTTCCGGGTCAGGTCTTGAGGGGGCTTGAATAGGCTGCTGGTACTGCGGCGCAACTTGACCCTGCTGAACTTGCTGGGCTTGTTGCTGCTTTGCTGTTCGTACTCGCTCTTCTTCAATAGCTAACTGTGCCATCTTCTGGTTAAGCTCTACTTGAGAAGCGGTGTCGCTAGTCGCTATAGCAGTTTCTAGATCCTTGGCCAGAGCTTCTGCTTGCGTGGCAACCCGGTCCCCGTATTCCGCGACATAACCCTCGTCTAGGCTTTGTACACGGTCTTTAAGCTGATTGTTCTCAGCTTGAATATTTCTTGCATACGCAATAGCCGCTTCTTGCTGACGTTCTGCCTCACGAGCTTTTTTAGTAAGCTTGTCTATGCGCTTCTTGACATTCTTACTGTAGTTCTCGTGTTCCTCAGAAGATTCTTCCCGTTCCCCTGGTTCTTCCGTTTCAAGGGGAGCGTCTATTTCAACGTCAACCTGACTTCCTGAGTTCGGTATATCAACGACCAAGTCGTCTTCGTTAGTTTCTGGCATGGTAACCCTCCATGTTAAAAGTGCAGGATATCATCCGGATCCTGTATAACGGCTATGACCTCATCGTCATTCAAAACGCGAACTTCGCCGCCGTCTATCTTAAAACGAGCGCCCGCATACCTACCAAAAATAATCCAGTCACCTTCTCGGCACCAAGCGCCACTGGGGAACTTACTCTTATCATCATAAGCAAGAGGACCGCTTTTAAGTACGTAACCACATACCGTAGCCACGGATTCCCGATCCACAACAGAATCTGGAAGAAGAATGCCGCCTTCTGTGCGGCCTTTCCCGGCATACGGGAGAATGAGTAGACGCCAGCCAGTGGGTTCCGGCAAACGGTCCAGAGTTTCTTCGGGGATCTTGGAGGGATCAAGAATCCGTTCTTCAGGTCTTACGTAAGCTTCTTTGATAGACACGAGGTTGTCAGCTTGAGACTTTTCAGACATTATTCCGCCTTTTCTAAGATTTCTCTCAACTCCTGTCCTATATAGTCTAAAGACTCCACGTTGCCAACAAGTTGTTTGTAATCTTCGAAATCTTTTGCCGAACCACTAACCATGCGTTCACATATCCGCGAACGACGCTCTTCTATAGTTTTGAGAAGATGCTCTGCGAGGCTTATTCCGTCCATAAAATATCCTTATTACAGTGCCAGCAGTTCACTGCTGTTCTCCCTTATCAGGCTTGGCAGAAGCTGGCCATCGTCCCCTGTAGAAACCCGCCACCTTCTTTGGGGAGGTAAACATCTACAGTGCTTTGGCAATTAGGGCAGTGTAAATTAGTAACCATCGCGCAGTTTTCATCTTCTTCGCTGATATCATGGTCACCGCCCCAGATCAATTCCGTATCACAGTGCCAGCAGTTCACTGCTGTTCTCCCTTCTCAGGTTTGGCTGATGCTGGCCATCGTCCGAACAATCGCACCCTTTCGAGACATTACTTGTCAACTTTTTCGGTTGCCTTGGGTTTCGGTGCTACGGCCTTCTCATAATACACAATTATCTGTTTCTGCTGCTCAATAAATCGTTTTATCTCGGCCATGTTCAGCGCCAGCGTCTCGTAGTCCCTTACACTGATCGCATAAAACAGGAAATCACCGTTCTGCTTCACGAAGCGNTGCTTAAACGCGGCGAGCGTGTCCTCAGTCACAACATAAAAATGTAGGTTGCTCAAGGCCATTGGGCGTGGGCGATTCTGCGCCGGTATCTTGCGCTCGACCTCCACCGTCCTGACCTCCAGCGGCATTAGCTTCTTGAAGCTGGTACAGCCGCTATTTAGCAGGGGCAGGAGGAGGAGGAACAGCACCGGATATCTTCTCCAGCGATCTGAATAACTTCTTCGTGCCATTATTTATCTTCTTCTCCACCAATCCGGGCTTCCGAAGGCTGAGTTTCGCCAGATTATGCTTGCGTAGCTTGCCAATCAAAACGTCTTTGTAGACATTTGCCTTGTCGAGCCTAGATTGTAGGTCTTTGTTAAGCTTGTCGAATTTCTCACGGTCTTCGGCCATGGCATTTATCGTGTCGTCCTGCACCTTCTTTGCCAATTCCAGCTTGGCCGAATTTTCGGTTAGGATGCGGATGCGTTCTTGGCTGTCTTTATAGTAAAAGTAAGCGCCATAAACAGAACCTCCAACTAACCCAAGAACAATAACCAGGAGGTAAATTTTCAGCACTTATAAGACGCCTTTTTCCTTTAGGATGAATGCGACCACTGCTGCCGCTATCGCAGCAAATACCAGCGCGGGTTGGCCAATTATAACACCGATCCCTATCACAGCAACGCCAGCGGCGGCCCAGGATGATGGTTCCATCATTCTCGTTAGTATCCATTTCATCTTTCTTCTCCTTGATGGTGGTGGTAATAATGTCGGTCGTTGAGTTACCAGCCGAGTGCGACCACGATGTCGAATATCGCGATATCTTGTCATTTCCGCAACGAAATTATGATCAGGACTACAACTAAGCCGATGATCAGAAGCTCGCCCACGGTAAACGAAAGCATCATTTCCCCTTAGCCATGTAAGCGGTCATGCCCATGTAAGCACCGATGACACCGGCTTGGCCTATATAGAACAGCCCAAATAGATCAGATAACGCTTTGATCCTCGCGTCTGGGAAAATAGGCAAGAAAACAGCGGCGGTAAAAAATAGCATAGACCCCATAGAGACCCAGGCCATTCTGCGCTGGGCGTCTGCCTTCTCATGCTTAGACAACGCTTCAGAAGCGGCAATTTCTGCATCTGAAACCACACCATCACCATCTAAATCCAGATCGTTGTGGGTGCTATTCTTTTCCAGTTTTTTCTGTACCATTTTACTTCCTCAGTAAGGGATTATCCAAAGCCCTTTGGAGTTTCTTGTCCTGACGCTTCTCAAAAGCGTCCAGTTTTGAGTCAATACCGTTTATTTTAGCGTCAAAACGCGCTGATGCCGAAGAAACAATGTCGCGAATGGTCTTTTCAGCCTGTCTCAACGCTTCTCTTGTCTCTGCGTCCAGTGTTCGAGAGCGTTTATCCACGCCAGAGATCCCGGCATACAGCTTAGTGGCGTCATCGCGCACATCTTGACGAGTATCGCGCACAATTTCTTGTATTTCCTGCGTTCTGTTCCGTAAAGACGACATTTCTTCGTCTAAAACTACCATTTTTTCGTCTAAGACGGCCAGTTTCTTGTCGAAACCACTTAAATCAGGCGCAGAATACGACGAAATCTTCTTTTTCATGGTCATATAGTCTTTGTAGACCTCAAAAGCGCCGTACAAACCCCCAACCAGCGTAGATAACGCCAGAAATACGGCCACCATCTTGCCGCCCTTGAATTTTACGCCTGCAAATTCAACTTCAGCCATATCAACGTTTCCAATCCAGATCTACAAGAGCGTTGTGCGCCCCGTTTGATCTGCCGAACAGGGTATAATTCTGCATACGGTCAACCATAGATGGGCCGTCGGGCACGGTTTCCGCGTTGAAAAACGTGGCTGCTGTCGCGTCCTTGATCGCAACTCCGGTCGCAATCTTCCCCGACAGCAAATTCATAACGACCAGCGTCGTAGTCTGGCTGGCCGCAGAATATCGCTGACTAGGAGCGATCTTTTTCACCACACGCTGCGCGGCGGCTTTGACCTTCTGTTGGCGAGTCTGGCGAGGGGCAGCGGGTTGTTCGCGCTCACGCGCGGGAGCCGCCTCCCGTGTTTCTGGTTCTGGCCCCGATTCTGGTTGTGGCTCTGGCTGCGGCTCTGGCTGCGGTTCCGGTTCCGCCGCCTGTACCTCTGCCTCGACTTCGGCGGTGGCGGCTGCTTCTTCCTGCTGCTGCTGTTCCGGTGGCGGGGGGGCAACCGGTTCGATTGTCGGCGGCGGTGGTGCTGCCGGTGCCTGCGTTTCAAGCGTTGCGGTAACTGTCGTGGCAGGGGGCGGAGGTCCAGCCGTCTGGGATGCCGCAACAGTTCCAGTGGCAGGGGGCGGAGGTGGTGCTAGAGATGCCGTCACGATCTCGGTGTCCTGGGTTATCTGGTCCAGTATCTGCTGCTCGACCAATTGTTCGTATGAGATGGTAAGAGCAGAATTCGAAAACTTCGGCCCAAAAAACCCGGAGTGAAACCCTGCGTCGATCCCAAATAGAGAGAAGCTTCCCGTCAAAATACCAAAACTGTTTTGGGGAAACGTGTCTGTGAAAGAGAACGCCCGCTCCCCGGAGAAATCCAGTTCAACCTCATGGCTGAAACTGCCAGCAACGGAGTTCCCGTCCAAAAGCGTGATGCCTAACGTAAAAAGATCGCGGCAGTCGCTGCCCTGCGTGATGCTGGTGCATGTAGCGAGAGTAGCATTAGATGGGTGACTATCTACAGTTACTGAACTATCTAACGTAAACCCCCGCCGCACTTCTGCTTCTGTCAAAGGAACGTCAAACGTGCTCGTATAAGTTCCACCGCCAGCCGTAGCGTTGCCTGTGCAGAACTCGCCGGAGCTACAGCCTCTCGCAGAACCAGCCGATGTCGTAGATCCGCTGGTGCTGAATTCAGACAGATTTGGAAGGACATTGCCGGTAACAGCCGGTTCAGCAAGCGCGGGGAGCGCGGTCAACAGCAGGAGGGCCAACCAACGCATCAATCGCCCCAATCCTGATTATGTTCGTCGTCTGCTTCATCGGGCGCTGGGGCTAATTTTTCCTTACCTCCCTTGACCCGCACTGCCACACGAATAATCGAACCATCGGGGGATTTATCAGGATCAGCCAGCCATTTTTCCTTCGCCGCATCGCCAATAGCCCCAAGGAAAGGGCACGGAGTCCCTGCCATCCAAAGGGCGTTCCACACACGCAAATCCTGACACAACAACGATATACCTGCCACCTTGAGACCCATTCCATATACAGATCGCGCGAGTTTAATCCTCTCGCAGTTCAGGTCCCGGGTGGTTGCACCGCCGCTAATACCAAACAGGCTTGTCTGCAACGCGCCACTGGTGCCGGTCTGGCAGATATCGGAGTTATTGACAACGATGCTGGGACTAGAGGCAGTTGGCGGGGCCTTATCAACTACTGTTGAACTGCTCACCGTGGCTGAAGTTACGGTATCTGTCGCGTAAGCTGCCCCGGTGGACAGAACTAACGCAAAAGCGACCAGCCCAATCCACCGTGACATAGCTAGATAACGCCTTTTTCCTTCAGTAGGAAACCGACTGCGCCACCAATAATGCCAATAATAACGACAATAGGCTGGCCGATAAGAACGCCGATTCCCACAACTCCACCGCCAAGAGCGGCATAGCTGGAAGGCTCTTTCATTCGACTAAAAATCCAGTTCATCTGTAGATCCCTTGTAAAACTAAGAAATTTTGAAAGTGCCGCCCCGAATAGCCTTACCCATGCCACGGTTCTTACCCGAAACCACGGAGGCTTTTGCAACATTCGGGGTTTTCTCATCCTTTGCATCGTTGTAAGGAACATAACCCTGATCCTTGACTACTATGCCCTTTTTAGTAACGTTTGAAGATTCTTTTGCCATAGCGGTCTCCTATCAACCTTGTTGTTTCATAAGTTCGCGTTCGCGAGCAGCTTGTATCCGCGCCGCCACGATATCTTCCTGAGACTGTATTCTTTCTGCACCCAACTGAGCCGTGTTCTGAGCTTTCTGCTGGTCGAGAGACAGACGAGCTTGGTCTATCTGGTTTTCGGCGGCATCTCGTTGCGCCCGAAGTTCTAGATCCTGCTGCTTCAATGCAATAAGAGGATCTGGTTCCCCGCCACCGCTAATCTGTGTGCTTAAAGATTTAACTTCTTGCATACCTTGAGCAACCAGTTCGGCTACCATACCTTCAATTTCCACGGCCTGTTGCTCGTTCGGAGGCTGGCCTTGAAGCTGCTGCTGCATCTGAGAGGCAACCTGTTCTTTGGCCTTTACCGAAACGTGCTCCATGACATGCTTCTGTAAAGCCATGGCTACAACAGGCATTTGAGAAACCATGGGAGACGAACCAAACACAAGATGCGCCATGATGTGGGCATCGTGGTTCTGACCCTGAAACACGGTTAGAGGCAGGTTCTCCAAAGATTCCGAGTTTTCCAGCGCCGGATCTTTAGGAGTGGGCTCCCCCTGTTCTACGGGTTTGAGTATAGCGTCTACGTCTTTGACACCAACCGCCCTATACATCCTGCGATACGCTTCATACAAGTTGTGAAGCTCTGGCGCAGATTGCGCCAACTGTAGCTCTGTTTGTGCAAGGGTAACTCTTTGTGCCATTGAGAAGATATTTGGGTCTGACACCGGGACCACATCAACCCTATCATCGAAATCCTCCGCTTTTACGGTGCGTTCGGCACCTACAACATTGTACGGGTATTCCGGCGGCAGGTATTCGCCAAAGACGCTAGCCAGAAGCTCAAACTCTTCTTTTTGGGCATAGTGAAGCCGCTTGTGTATGGCGGACATTACTTTCGCGCCCTGCTCCAGCATGGCTATGGTTGTTCCAACCGCAGCCTGTTGGTTGCCGTCCCCTACTTGTAGATTAGAAACGGCTGCAAAACGCTGACCGGCCTCGACACAGAAGCCCATCAACTGGAACAGGGTCTGATCCGCACCCTTGTAGGGCAGGAGCATCAAGGATTCGCGGATAGCACCACCGGGAGAATCCACATCCCGGAACTCGCCCGGAGACAGTGGCTCATCGTCATTGCGTATGCGTAAACCGCGAGTTTTGAAACCCGCAGGAAGGTTGGAAAGCGTACCAGCGTCAATAAGCTGTCGAAGTGCAGCCGTTGCTGTACGGCTTAGACCACCAATCATGTGGATCAGACCAAGGCCGTAGAACCCAAATCCGGGCAGGAACTTGAAATGCACGAAGTACTGGTTCTTCTTACGCGCAGGATCGTCCGGTCTGTAGTTCCTACGGATGCTTAGAATTTTTCCGTTGTTCTCGGATACCGTAACAACATAGGGAAGCTTTATGCCGGTGGGCTCTCCATCATCCCCTATGTCTTCATAGCCCTCCAGATCTAGGTCAACGTGGCATTCCAGAAGCGTGACTTCTTGGTCCAGGTGATTGGGTGTAATGCCGGATATATCGTCCATCTCTTCTTGGACATCGGACGGGTCAGACTGGGACGCAGACACTTCTATATCGCGATAGAAGCCAGCTACCTGTTTCTTACGAAGTTCGTTCTCGCTAATCTGGATAACGTGCGTGACGTTCTCGGAGGTTTCCAAATCTGTTGCGGTGTACGGAACAATCAACTGTTCCGCAGGCACAAACTTGCTGACGGCGCGTTCCAAAAACTCGTCGTAGTAGACCTTTTTGAAGGTAGAACCCGACAACGGTAAATAGAACAGCATCTGGTCAAATTCCGGCGTGTACTCTTTCATCACGCACGTAATCTGATAATTCATAAAGTGGCGAACGCGATCTGCTTGGCTATCTGCCTCTGGTGTAACGTCGCCCAAAACCTCTGTGCGAACAGGTCCGCCAGCGGGAAGAAGCTCTCCAAAAGCCTGCGCCTGAAACTGGGTTACAGCTTCCGCAAGAAGCGGATGTGTTACGCCGGTTGCGCCTCGAAAGGGCTCCGAACGCTCCTCATATTTGAAGCCAAGAAGCTCCAGTCCAGTGCGATAGGCGTCTTCCCAATCCTTGCGACCGTCTTTATTGGCTTCGTACTGCTCCATAAGCTCCGACGAAACCATGGACGAAACCCGGTCTTCGATGGTCTCGGCTAGATTGTCGTAAAAGTCGCCCGTATCCGGCGCTTCCATGCGCGGATCGAAATCCACTACAACGCCGCCGTCGTCCTCCAGTTCGATACTAAGGTCCGGGGTCTCTATAATGTTGGCATCGTCCAACAGGACCTCCGCATCGGGACCGGCCTCCAGGGATGCCGGGGGTATTTCGTCGCGGCGCTCTACAAGGGATGCCGTGCCAAAGTTACTGCGAGGAAGTGGGTTTCTAGCCATGTTTACCTACGCCTCAAAGACATGAGACCGCCGTTCGCCATGGGCTCTAGCTCCAACGGCCCCGTAGGATACCGCGAGGGTACGTACTCCAGTGTTTCGCCGTAGATCCCGGAGTTGTCGCCGGTATAGTATCCAAAACCGTCCTCCTTGGGAATTCTACGCAATGGGCCACGTTCTTCGTCGGTCCAAGGTAATCCGGTAGCCGGATTAGTCGGCTCGACAAAGGGACCTCGGTCCATCAGGTCCTTACCGAATTCTCCTCCCTGCTCTTGTGGCGGAGGATAAAAATCACCCGTTTCCGGTTCGTAGCCGGGGAAGTCCTTCATTCCCTGTGGCGGAACCTGCATTTGTGGCGGAACCTGCATTTGTGGCAGAACCTGCTGCATCGCAGGCTGCTGTAGCACCTGATCCGCGCCCTGAATGAGGTTACGCATGAATCCCTCAAACCCCGACTGCTCCATCGCATCGGCAAGTTGCTCGGCGCGAGCCGTATTCTCATCCGCCATGGCTTTAAGAGCACTCATATTCTTGTAGAGGAAAGCGTTCAATTCCGCCGGAGACAACGCCAAGGCTTTCTGAAGACGAAGATAGATTTCCGTGTTTGCATTACGGGCATCGCCGCCTTCCTGCATTCCAACAGGCCGAAAGCCCAGCATGCCGCCGTCGCGCATTCCAAGTGCTTGGCGGTATTGCTGTGCCGCCGCCATGCCTTCCGGC